TGACATCTGCACTAGATAGATTTGTAGAAACAGGAAAATTAAATTTTAGTGATTTTGCACAAAGCGTAATTCAAGACCTGATTAAAATTCAACTGCGTATGCAAATGATGCAAATGTTTAAGAGCATGGGTGGTGGCGGGCTTGGGGGTATGTTTGGCTCATTATTTGGTGGCGGTGGTGCTCCTGATGTATCAAGTATGGCAGGATATAGTTTATTTGCTGATGGTGGACACATTACTGCTAATCAACCTGCACTTGTTGGAGAAAATGGTCCTGAGTTATTTATTCCACAACGAAGTGGCACAATAGTTCCAAATCAGCAAATGTCAGGAATGACAAGCAATCAACCAACCATTGTTTATAACGGACCATACATTGCTAATATGTCCGCAATAGATACACAATCTGCAACACAATTCCTTGCTAAAAATAAACTAGGAGTATGGTCTGCTAATCAATCTGCAAGTCGTAGCCTACCTGCATCGAGGACATAATGAGTCTAACAACTATTCTTTCTATTAGCGAATCTGTAGGTATTAATGACCATCGTTTTGTTGGTCAAATGATAAGCCGTAATCAACGCATAAGCACAAGCGAAATACAAACAGTAGTGCCGTTTGCGTTTGACATGAAACCAATGAATTATTTGTTATATTCTGACAATAGAGTATTGCTTAATTCTTTGCGTACTCCTGATAAGGCTTTAGAACAATATCTTAATTTTGGTGCTACAGGTTGGGAAAACTATATAGCCTATCAAGGCGATATGACTGCAGTCGAAATAGATGCTTGTGAATGGCAAACAAGTTCAGCAAACAAAACATTAGTATTAGGTGCTTTACCAACCATGGGTGCAGGTGAATACATTGTTCGTGTAGGTGATTTTTGCCAAGTTGGAAGATATGCGTATATAGCAACTGCTGATGTAACAAGAGGCGGTGGTTCCACTGTAAACATACCCGTTCATCGTAACCTTATTACAACTCTTGCTAGTCCTGTAGGTGCGGTTATAGGTCAATATGGAACCACTATATCACTAGGTGGTAGTTCTTATACAGGTACAACTTTTCCCGTAATACTTAGAGAATATCCTACATATACACTTATACCCATGACCAATGATTCATTTATTCAATGGTCAGGTAACTTTTCTGCATTTGAAAGCGTGTTATGAGTAATGTAATAGCACCTGTAGAAAATACAAATAATATTCGTTATGCAGATTTTGTTCGTGTAATTACTCCTTCTGCTACATACAGATTTGCTACAACTGCATCAGCATTAACCATTCCTGCCGTAGATGCACAACCTTTTAATGCTCTTGGTCAATTAATACAAATTGGCGAAGTGCAAAGAGATATTAAATCAACTGCTAATGAAACTACATTTACTCTTGTAGGTATTGATACTGCAATGCTTGGATGGGTATTAGGTCAAGAAATAAAAGGTAGCCAAATAGAAGCATGGAAAGGTTTTTTTGACACTAATGGTGCTTTGATTACAGCAGGTGGCACAGGTGGTTTGTATCAATACTTTAATGGATACATTAATGCTTTTTCTATTACAGAAACATGGATGGAAGAAGTAAGAACATTTGTAGGCGTAATAACTGTATCAGCATCATCTATTCAATTAATTCTAAAAAATCGTGTAGCGGGTCGATATACAAACGATAGTTCGTGGCAATTTTTTAATAATGGCGATACAAGCATGGAACGGGTAGCATTTATTTCTACTATTAATTATTACTTTGGCAAAGGTGCAAGTCCAAATTCATGATTAGACTAGCAACAAAACACGATAAAACAGAAATTATAGAAATGATGCAACTGTTTAGAGCAGAAGCAGACATAGAACAATATAGGCATTTGGATAATGTAGTTTATTGGAATAAATTATTAGATAACATTTTGGCAGGTCAAGGAGTAATATTTTTAGAAGAAAACAAAGGTTTAATAATGGCTTTGATTAACCATACTGCATGGTGTGATCGGACATTTCAGATGTATGAATTGGCTTGGTATGTAAAACCTGAGTATAGAAATACAACGATAGGTTATAGGTTATTAAAAGAATATATTGATTATGGAAAACAACTTAAAGAACAAGGTCGCATTAAGTTATTTTCTATAGCCAAGATGGTAAGCAGTCCTAACATTAAGTATGATAAATTTGGATTTAAAAAATTAGATGAAACTTGGATTCAATAAAAACTTATTTGTAGCCTTATGTCTATTGACATATACTGTTCCGTCTGTTGCAATAGGAGCAACGATTGCAGTCGCTATATTAGGTTCAGGTATAGGTGCATCTATTCTTGGATTTGCAATCAATATGATTGTATCTGCAATCATATCTAAAGCATTTGCACCATCACAACCAAGTTTTGATCCTGCAAGTCAAAGTCCTAATCCGGGAAATCGACAACAAATTCCACCTGCAACAGATAACAAATTACCTGTCGTATATGGTACTGCGTGGGTAGGTGGCACAATAACGGATTTAAGTATTACATCTGATAACCAACAACTTTTTTATGTTCTTTCTATATGTGAAGTTACAAGCACGAATTCAGGACAAACGCCTGATGCAATTACTTTTGGCAATGTTTATTATGGTGGCAAATTAGTTCAATTTACTAATAGTACAAGTTCTAGCATTACAGGATTACTAGACGAATCAACAGGTATTGTAGATACTACAGTAGCAGGTCGTATAGAGTTTTGGTTATATCCGAATGGTTCCAATACGCCTGCAAGAGGATCAGGTAGTGCAATTACTGTAATGAGTAATGCTAATTTAGTATATCAATGGGATAACACTAAATTAATGTCTAATTGTGCATTTGCTATTGTTAAACTTACATATAGTCAATCTGCTAATGTGCGTGGTATTGAACAAACTAAATTTCAAGTAACAAATAGTCGCACAAATACAGGTGATTGTTTTTACGATTATTTAATTAATACTAGATATGGTTGTGCCATACCTGAAGCACAAATTAACACAACAAGTTTGACTGCATTAACTACATATTCTAATCAGACATTTACTTATACAGACTATGATGGCAATCCTGCAACACAACCAAGATTTAAATTTAATGGAGTATTAGAAACTACTAGAACTGTAATGGACAATTTGCAAGACATGAGTACTTGTTGCGATTGTTTACTTAAATACAATGAAATAACTGCTCAATGGGGCGTTATTGTCCAATCTCCATCTTATACAGTAGCGATGAACATCAATGATAGCAATATGATTTCTGCTATTAGTATTACGCCAATGGACATAACGGCATCATACAATGTTATTGAATGTAAATTTCCTGACGAAACAAATCAAGATGCTTTTAATAGTGCTAACTTTGATTTGGCACAAATAGCACCTGAACTATTATATCCTAATGAGCCTATAAATAAATTTAGTCTTTCTTTGCCATTAGTTAATAATGATGTGCAAGCACAATACATTGCCAATCGAGTATTAGAATCTGCTAGAGAAGATTTACAAGTATCTGTAGATGTTAATTTTATTGGTCTTGAATTAGAAGCAGGCGATATAGTTACTTTAACAAGTATTAATTATGGATGGACTAATAAATTATTTAGAATAAATAAAGTAATACAAACCTTTACAGAAGATGGTTCAGTCATTGTAAAACTACAAATGAGTGAATTTAATCCTGCTGTATATGACGATATAAATATAACGCAATTTACGCCTAGTACTAATACAGGTATAGGCGACCCAACATTTTTTGGTACTGTTCCTGCACCTGTAATAACGGCTCAATTTCCTACTGCTACTAATCCTTCATTTGGTGTTGTTATAACAACTTCACAATCAGGCATTATTCAATATTCAGAAGTATGGTATTCAGCGTATAGCAATCCATTGCAGACACAATTATATTTTGCAGGCACAAGTGAAGTTCAATCTAATGGCACTCCTTGGAATACTAATACTGTATTGCCTACAGTATTTCTTGCTAATATTCCTGCAGGTAATTGGTATTTCTTTACTCGCATGGTTAATAGTCTTGCTAGTTCTGCTTATAGTAGCCCTAGCACTTTATTTCAATGGCGACCAAGCACATTCCAATACACAGATAGGTATCTAGCCGTAGCCTATGCAGACACTATTACAGGCTCGTCCAACTTTAATTTTAGTCCTACAAATCGTTTGTATTATGGATTGTGTAATCAGGCAAGTATTACACCGCCCAATGATGCAACGCAATATACATGGTATTTGGCTGACCCTGCATTTGGTACAAATGTATTTTTAGGCTATACAAATCGGACAGGTCGCAAGTTTAGTTTTGATACAGGCTTTGCAGGGTTTGCAGGTGGTAGTGGTGCGTTTGTTTTAACTCAGGCTACTATATTTGATCCTTCTGTTTGGTCTGCATTACCTGATGGTACAAATATTATTGACCTTGATGAACGCACAGGACAGTTAATACAAACAGGCACAACTAGCGTTGGCACAGGCGAAATTGATGTAGTTAATAATGCAGATGGCAAAATTGTCGCCGCCTTAAAACCATTTTTAGACTTTGGTGGTGCGTATCAACAAACTAGTGCGGTTGCCACTCTTACCATTGATATATATGGCAGAGTAGTAGGTTTTGCAACTCCTGATGATTTCTTTTATTCAGAAGAACAATTTGTAGCAACTGCTAGTCAGACAGTCTTTACTGTAACTCGTAGTTCAGGATATATTATTAATAATTGTTGGGTAATGCAAAATGGACTATTATTAGACAATTCTGAATTTACTGATACAGGCGGTGCAACAGGAACAGTAACTCTTACAAATCCTGCTAGTGCAGGCGACCAAATATTTATTATTTCTTTTAGGTCAAACAACGCCACAACAGGTAATTACGCATCATTTAGCAGAAATGAAATAGATGTAACAGATGTTAGCGAAATAGACTGTACAGGTTTGTTTACATTAAATAGCGGATTTGAGTTAATTTTTATTAATGGCACAGTTTTAAACGAACAAGATTACAACATAGTTGGGCAAGTTATTACTGATTTTCCATCTACATTAACAGGTAAAGTAGTCGTGTATCAATGGACACCTAATAATTTAAGTACGCCTAATGGAAACCCTGTCAATATAGCGTTTAATACTATTATTGGACAAGCATCCTATTTATTTAATTATGACGCAAATTCTTTTAATTTATTCCAAAATGGCGTTCATTTAAAGCAGGGCACAGATTTTACAACAGGTACAGGGGTATATACATTGACCAATACTCCCGATACAATATTAAATATTATGGTCAATCAAACCTTTGCAAGAACAGGAGCAGTCTGATGACACAAGCATACAATTTAGCAATTCTCGCAAACGCAGTAGATAGTTCAGGCAAGTTAAATGTTGCCACTAACTCTACAGGAGTATTACCTTTAGCCAATGGTGGTACAGGAACTACTAATACTGTTAATACAGTAGTAGCAGGAACAGGTATTAGTATTGCAACTGCAGGAACTCAGGTTACTGTAACTAATACTTCTTCAGCAAGCGGAACAGTAACTTCCGTAGCAACAGGTAACGGATTGCAAGGTGGAACTATTACAACATCAGGAACTTTAAGTGTTGCGTGTCCTTCTGCTAATACTGTAGGAAGTTATGCAAGCGTCATGTTTAGTATTGAAAATGCTTCTTTTCCCGCTTTGGGTTCAGATTATTCGGCAGGTAGTGGTGCTAATCAGTTTGGAGCCGCCTATATTCCTTTTAATAGTGAGCAACAGATACCTGTTTGGCGAATAAATTATCAATTGTCGGGATCATGGAAATGGATGGGAGCATCAAATGGCGGACAAAATCCTGCTTCTTACAAAGCATTTGGTCTTGCTTGTCGAGTTTCTTAAAAAGGAAAATATATGTTTACATTACAGTATGCAAAAGACCCTGTTTATAACAACGAAGAAGGCACAGCAATCTTTTTAATAGTTAAATGGGAAGAATTTGTTCAAGAAATGCCTTTTGGTGCAACTGCATGGGACCCTGAACCTTGGGGTGTTGATTTATTTAATCGTGCAAAAGCAGGAGAATTTGGTCCTGTTGCACCTTATGTAGCACCAATTCAACCAACTATTGATTTTGAACCAACGCCAACAAATGCGAACTGAATATCATAAAGGTCGAATATATCCTAATAGCGTGCCTGAGTTTAGAACATTACAAAAACAAGATGGCACATTAGAAATGCAAGTTCGTTATCGTAATGACCCCATGGGTTATTTAGGAAAATGGATGCCTGTTCAAAATGAAATAGAAGAAGTAAAATAAACAAAAAACAAGACATGATTCGTGGCTGAGTGGAGTGCCATTCGCCATTAACCGAGAATTGGAGAAATCATGGCAGTCTTTAATAAAAATACACTTACACAGGTAAGTGGATTTGACAATCAAATTATTGCAGGTGAATTGGTCTACAACCAAAACACTTATTGGAATATTACGCTTGGCAATAGTAATAGTGATGATTGCAATGGAACTATTATTCCTGTAAATATTACAGGTGCAACAATAGATGCACAGATTATTAGGCGAACTTTAACTAATGTTCGTGATAGTCGTTATGGGCTTACTTTTGATATTGCAGATGTAAATCCACCACCAACTCCTGTTAACTTAACTATTACAAATATTAGTACATCTACAGGCACATTTACTCTTGTAATTGATCAATCTACATGGAATGTCATAGCAGGTGATCCTGAACTAGATATTAACGATATAAACCCTGTAGGGTTTTCAGGTCGCATAAAGATTAGTTTTCCTGCAAATGGGACAACTCCTGCATATGACATGATTATATTTTTGTTGTTTCTGATTCGTTCAGATGCAATAGTTAACAACTAGGAACTGCCATGCCAACTTATATAAATCCAAATCAAGTTACTGTTATTGTCGATCAAGGCATTATCGGACCTACAGGTCCACAAGGTCCTTCAGGTGGTCCAACTGGTCCTACAGGTCCACTAGGTCCTACAGGTCCTGCTAATGGTCCTACAGGTCCAACAGGTGCTACAGGAACATCAGGGACGGCAGGTGCTACAGGTC